AAATAGTAGAAGTTCATTATAGTGTTGATAACCACAGATTCAGGGCAGTTGCCTATAATGATAAAAAGATTATCATGGAAGAAAAACTATGTAATACTAGGGTTGACGCAGAAATGTATATCGCCCATCAAATGGAAGTATAAGATGAATCCATTTGATTATGTAAACGCTATTACGAATACTAAAAAGAATATCATGGTAGATGATATTGCAGAAAAAGAATACGCACCATTTATAGTAAATAAGGCACTTGGAAACTTTAGGGATACTGTACTATATGCTAATGAAATGAATATTAACCATCACTTGGAACACCGCCTTCAATTTGATTTTTTTATAAATATAGTAAAGAAACAGAAAAGATGGTCTAAGTGGATTAAATCTGAATCTGTTTCGGACTTAGAGCTTATTAAAGAATATTATGGATATAGTAATGAGAAAGCTAAATCTGTATTGTCCTTGCTAAGTAATGAACAAATAAATGATTTGAAATTAAGGATTTATAAAGGTGGAAAACGAAAATAACAACCAAGTCACAGATTGGACTCCAGCATCTATGTTGGAAGTTAGTCTAAACGAACCTGATGATTTTCTAAAAATACGAGAAACGCTAACGCGTATCGGTGTAGCTTCAAGAAAGGATCAAAAATTATACCAGTCATGTCATATCTTGCATAAGCAAGGTAGATATTTTATAGTTCACTTTAAAGAACTATTTTTACTAGATGGAAAACCTTCTAATCTAGTTGAGAATGACCTAGAACGTAGGAACACAATTGCTACTCTTCTAGCCGACTGGGGATTAGTATCATTTACTAATCCAACTGCTAGTAGAATTCTAGCGCCATTGCGACAAATAAAGGTCATTCCGTACAAAGAGAAAACGCAATGGGAACTGTGTCCTAAATACAATATAGGAAACAGTAATGGAGAAAAAACTTAAACTTTATTCAATGACATTTCACGAATTTATGAAACAAAACAGAATTCAAAATGTATGGAGAATAATTACAAACTAACAACGAAAGTTGTATAAATAAATGTGACTGCCGAATTATCGGGGTCACATTTTAACCTTGCTAAACATAATAGGAGGAAGCTATGGTAAGAAGTACTATGAACGTGCCACGTTCTTTATTCATTGGGTTTGAACCCATACTAAACGAACTTGAGAGAATCCACTCAGCTGGAAGGGCTCAAGATAACTATCCACCCCACAACGTAGTGAAGGTCGATGATGAAAATTTTATCATTGAACTAGCTGTCGCGGGTTTCTCGGAAGAGGATATCCAAGTGGAAGTCAAAGATGGAATTCTTTTAGTTATGGCATCTCACTCAGAGAAAGATGAACGTGAATATGCACATAAAGGTATCTCGTCCCGCAAATTTGAGAAGTCCTTCCGACTCTCTGAATTTGTCGTTATCGACGGTGCCAATCTAGTGAACGGAATACTTGTGGTAAATGCCAGAGTAGAAGTTCCAGATGAGAGGCGTCCTAGGAAGATCGAAATAGGGTCTGCTGGGAAATCAAAGAAGAAGGAATTTATTCAAGAATAGATTCCGGTGAGCAGCGAAAATACTAGTAGATATGTACTAACACATTTACTGGAGAACAACATGAAACATATGATTCACTTTGTTGAAAAATATGATGACGTTGCCGAGGCCTTACGAACTACTTTACTTGCGTTAAGTATAACAGGATTAATTTTAGGATTAGCACCTTTTATAATATTAATGACTTTAAATGGTTCATAAGACCAAATTGACAATCATGCGGGGGTAAGAAATTACCCCCATTTTATACATTTAAATATACAAAATAAATCAAAAAAACACTTTACATTGTACCAGTTTTATGGTATAATATACACATCAGGAATCGAGAAAGGACTGTAGTTGGTTGGTTGTTGTGAAGTCCTATGAAACGCCCGGTTATAACTGTTTTAAAATCAATTAAGACGTGATATATGGTATTGAGGTTATAACAAAAGGTAACAATGAAATGTCTGAAATTATTTAGGAGTAAATTTGGGAAGACATGGAAAACGAGAAACCTTATGGTCACTACCTATTGACCTAGATAAAATCCAGGTAAGGCCTGGCCTGAAGGACACGGTGTAAAGAATTGGGGTAATACCCATGAAATTGAAATACCAAAAACTCTAATTATCACTTTACATTATACGCGTAATGTGATATAATATATTATATTATTATGGATTGGACTACATGAATTTTTATACTAACGTTTCCCGCTATGGAAACATGCTGTTATATCGTGGTTACGAAAACGGCAAGAAGATTTCCAAACGCATTAAATTTAAACCAACTTTATTTGTTTCAACACCGAAAGGTGATTGGAAAACACTAGACGGCAGACCTTGCGCGCCTATTCAATTCGATTCTATGCGTGATGCAAAAGAATGGATATCAAACAACAAAGATACTGCTGGTCGCCAGATATATGGCAATGACAGATATATCTCACAATTTATTAACGAACAGTTTCCAGGTCAAATAGAATTTAATCGTAACTTAATTAATGTAACCTCTATCGACATCGAGGTTCAATCGGACGATGGATTCCCAGAACCAGATTTGGCTAATAATCCTATTACTGCCATTACAATTAAAAACAATATAGACAATACTTATTATGTATGGGGTCTCGGTGAATATAATGCCGAACAATCTTATATGACAACTAATCGAGTAGTCTATGTAAAATGTGAATCAGAACTTCAATTATTACATAGTTTTATTTCTCATTGGGCAACACCGAGTCATACGCCTGATATTATTACTGGTTGGAATACAATGTTCTTTGATATTCCTTATCTAATTAATCGAACTGTTCGTCTGCTAGGAGAAGATGTCGCTAAAAGATTCTCTCCTTGGGGTATGCTTAATCGTAGAACTGTTCGAGTCATGAACAGAGAACAGAATACCTATGATATCACTGGTATTGGTCATGCAGATTATATGGAATTATTCCAAAAATACACATACACTGCACAAGAATCTTATGCCTTAAATCACATTGCTCATGTTATTCTTGGCGAGAAGAAAATATCATACGAAGAATATGGTACACTTCACGGTTTATACAAAAACGACCATCAAAAATTCATTGATTATAATATTAAAGATGTAGAATTAGTTGACAGATTAGAGGACAAGATGGGTCTTATTACTCTTATGTTAACTATGGCATACAAAGGTGGCGTAAACTATACTGACACATTCGGCGTTACTGCGATATGGGACACAATCATATATCGTTATCTCCATGACAGAAAAGTTGCCATGCCATTCTCGGAACCAAAAGTTAAAACAAATTACCCTGGTGGTTATGTTAAGGACCCAGTAGTTGGTCTACACGAACACGTGGTATCATTTGACCTTAACTCACTATATCCATCAATCATTATGCAATACAATATGTCGCCAGAAACAATAGTAGATGGTAATGTTATGGGTATTAATATTGATAAAATACTAGATGGTTATACCTTGGACAATAAAGGGTTTGCCATAGGTGGAAATGGCCAGGCGTTTACTGTAGAAAGAAAAGGTATGATGCCTACTTTAGTAGATGAATTATATAGTGAACGTGTTGTAATCAAAAAACAAATGATTCAGGCTCAAAAAGAATTACAAACAGTTGTCCCTGGAGATAAACAAAAACTATATGATATTGAACGAAGAATATCAGTTGCCGAAAATCAACAGATGGCAATTAAGATTCTACTTAACTCACTTTACGGCGCGATGGGTAACAAATACTTTCGTTTCTTTGACCAAAGAATTGCAGAGGCGATTACTTTATCAGGTCAGCTGACTATTCGTTGGGCCGAAGTCGCACTTAATAAATATCTAAACAAAGTCATGGGAACTAATACAGATTATATTATTGCCATTGATACGGATTCACTTTATGTTAATATGAGTCCCTTAGTCGAACAGGTCAAACCCGCTAATCCGGTTGACTTTCTTGATAAAGTTGCTAGTGATAAACTAGAACCAGTCCTTAATGCGGCATATCAAGAACTGTTCGGCCTTATGGGTGGAATTGATGATAGAATGGTTATGAAAAGAGAGGCCATTGCTGACCGTGCGATATGGACTGCAAAGAAAAGATATATTCTTAATGTTCATGACAATGAAGGTGTTAGATATAAAGAACCAAAACTAAAAATCATGGGTATCGAGGCTATCAAATCTTCTACTCCTGCACCATGTCGAGAAGGACTTAAAGAACTATTTAAGGTCATGATGGTAGGTGATGAAAGAGAAAACCAAAAGGCCATTGAACACTTTAGAACATACTTTAATACATTACCCGCACATGAGATATCATTCCCTCGTGGAGTATCTAATGTAACAGATTATCGTAGTGCAGAAACAATATATCGTAAAGGAACTCCTATACATGTTCGTGCTGCATTACTACACAATAAAATGGTCAAAGACCTAAAACTATCAAAGAAATATCAACCTATTAAAAACGGCGAGAAGATAAAGTTTTGTTATCTTAAAACTCCAAATCCTATTAAAGAAAATATTATTGGGTTTATGCAATATCTGCCAGAGGAGTTTGAATTGGATCGCTATATAGATTATGATTTACAATTTCAGAAAACATTCTTGGATCCTATCGAACATATTTTCAAGGCCGTTGGTTGGTCTACAGAAGAAGTTGGAACTTTAGATGAATTTTTTGGATAAAACACTTTACTTTTGCAAGAAAGTATGTTATAATATACACAACTATGGAGAAAAAAATGAAATTAGTTAGACTATCCTCGGGAGAGGAATTAATATGTAATGTAGAAGAAACTGAAACAACTGTTATTATCAGTAATGGTTTTAATATGGTATCTACAGAACCAGGTAAGATTGGATTTATTCCATTTATGGCTTACTCAAAAGATGAACAATTTATTATTGACAGAAGCCACGTACTTATGATATGTGAACCAGTTGATGAGTTAATTGAACAAATAACCAAATCAACATCAACAAGCAGTATTCTTATGCCTAAAGAGCAAGGAATTATTACTCAATGAAATCATTAATTGAAAAAGTTGAACAATGGCATTGGGACCGAAATCTCATTGACGGCGCAACCGATAAAGATCAAGTGTTAAAACTTATTCAAGAGGTTGGAGAACTGTCAGATAATGTTTGTAAACAACAAGACGTTGCCGATGACATTGGAGATTGTTTAGTTATTTTAATTAATATTGCAGTTCGTAATGGACTAACATTAGAACACTGTTTAGAAGTTGCATACCACGATATTAAAAATCGTAAAGGTAAAATGGTAGATGGTATCTTTGTAAAAGAAGATGACCTAATTAGACAAGGCTTAGGTCTAAACACAGGAGAATAGAATGGGTAATCAACCAAAATATCCAATATATATTATTTCAAAAGGTCGTGCTGACACTAGATTAACTGTTAAATCTTTAGAACATTTAGGTGTTCCATATAAGATTGTTATTGAACCGCAAGAGTACAATGATTATGCCGCAGTTATTGATCCTGATAATATTCTAGTAACTCCATTTTCTAATTTAGGTGAAGGTTCAATTCCTGTTCGTAACTTTGTATGGGAACATGCATGTGAATCAGGAGCAGAAAGACATTGGATTTTAGATGATAATATTCAACACTTCTATCGTTTACATAATAACGGAAAAATTAAAATGTCCGATGGAACTTGTTTTAGGGCATGTGAAGACTTTGCTGACAGATATGAAGATACAAAAATGTTTGGTATGAACTATGCCTACTTTTTACCAGCACATACTAAAAGACCACCATACTATCATAATACTAGGGTTTATAGTTGCATTTGTTTATCTAATGATATATATCCAGAGTTTGCATGGAGAGGTAGATTTAATGAAGATACAGATTTATCTTTAAGAATAATGAAGGCAGGATATCATACATTTTTATTTAATGCATTTGCATGTGGTAAGATTACTACCATGACAATGAAAGGTGGTAATACAGAGGAACTGTACAATATAGACAAAACAGGTGATCAGACTTCAAGGGCAGGAAACGAAGAGTATGATAACAGACGAGAGTTTGCAGAATCATTAAGGCGTCAACACCCCGATGAAGTTAGAGTTACATGGAAGTGGGGAAGATGGCATCATCATATTGATTATTCTCAATTTCAACACATAAAACCTACTTTAAAAAGTGGGCTAAATATTAGTAAAGGAAAAGTCGATGAATATGGACTTAAATTGGTCAAATTAAAACCGGAGGTAGATTATGGCTAAAAGTGAAAATAAAGCGGATCGTAGAATTAACTATGAACCCGAATCGTTATTTGTTTTAGATGGACAAGAAGAACAAGAAACACCTTATCAGTGGGACGAAATGCCCAACTTTGAACAAGGACAAGTAGAGGCTTGGAAAATCTTAAAAGTAAGATTTAGAAATGAACAAGATTTACTTGCATTTGCAGAAGTAGTTGGTCAGACAGTTACACCTAAAACAAAAGGTATTTGGTTCCCACCTACTGATAAAACTAGAAATAGTTTGCTCAGATGGATGCATGAGGATCAGATTAAAGAACATTCGGACCTTATAGATGAAGTAGTAGATGATGAAATTATTTCTCCAATGGGTGGATA